TTATCTATAAACTCGGCAGATATTGTATTATTTATTTCAACAATTGCTTCTAAATGATCCATAATTTTGACAATTTTATTATCAATATAATATTTTATAAAGCAAGATGTTTAATTAATATTCAATTTAAGGTATAATAGCATATGCCTCTAACAAAAGTACAAATAGCTCCAGGTTTCAATAAACAACTCACCCAAACAGGTGCTGAGGGTAAATGGACTGATGGAGATTTTGTAAGATTTAGGTATGGATTACCAGAAAAAATTGGAGGTTGGGAGCAGCTTTTACAAAAAACTTTAATAGGTGCTGCAAGAGAACAATTTATTTGGGCTGATTTAGATGGTAGAAAATATGCTGCTATAGGAACAAATAAATTATTAGTAATTTATCATGAAGGAGCTTTTTTTGATATTACTCCTCTTAACACAGCTTTAACTAGTTGTACTTTTGATACTGTAAATACGTCAGCAACTGTAACTGTCAATAAAGCAGCTCATGAATTAGAACCTGGAGACTTATTTACATTTACTTCAGTGACACCTCCAACAGGAGCTGGATACGCAGGTTCAGATTTTACAACAAACACTTTTCAAGTAGTCACTGTTCCAAGCAGTGATGAATTTACAATTACAATGGCTAGTGCAGCAGGGACAACGGTCAACGGATCTGGATCAGCAACAGTTAATCCATATTTTAAACCGGGTGCTTTAGGTTCTTCATTTGGATTTGGATGGGGTACTGGACTTTGGGGTGGTGGTCAACAAGTATTTAGCACATTGAATGGAGCTTTATTAGATGACACTGCAGGTACAGGAGGATCCGGAACTTCTGTTACACTTACATCAACAACGGGATTTCCAACAACAGGTACAATTAAAGTTGGTGCAGAATTTATTTCATACACTGGTATATCTACAAATGATCTAACAGGAATTACAAGAGCTACAGCTGGGACTAGATCAGCACACTCAAGCGGAGCAGGAGTTGAAGTTTTTACAGGCTGGGGCGTTGATTCTTTATCTCAAACTTTAACACAAGATCCTGCCTCATGGTCTTTAGATAATTTTGGAGAACAATTAATTGCAACAATAAAAAATGGTGAATCTTTTTCTTGGAATCCTATAAACTCTAATCCTAATGCTTTAGACACAAGAGCAACATTAATTTCGAATGCACCAACTGCTTCTGTTATGTCTTTAGTATCTGATAGAGATAGGCATTTAATTATGTTAGGCACTGAAACAACTATTGGTTCACAAGGAACACAAGATAAAATGTTTATTAGATTTTCTGATCAAGAAAACATAAGTGACTATACACCTACATCAGTAAACACAGCGGGAACTTTTAGACTTGACTCAGGAACTAAAATAGTAGGTGCTATAAAGGGAAAAGATTATACTTTTATTTTAACAGACAATGCTGCTTATGTTATGCAGTTCGTAGGACCACCATTTACTTTTTCTATAAGACAAGTTGGTTCTAATTGTGGATGTATTGGTCAGCATGCTATAAAATATGTTAACGGTATAGTTTATTGGATGGGAGAGTCAGGTGGTTTTTTTGTTTACGATGGTACTGTTAAATCATTGCCTTGTACAGTTGAAGATTTTGTCTTTACAACTAAAAATGGTGACAATCTAGGAGTTAATTATTCTAATGGTGAAATAGTATATGTTGGATTAAATCATTTATACGAAGAAATATGTTGGTATTATCCTAAAGCTTCATCTAATGTTAACGATAGATACGTATGTTATAACTATCAAAATGGAACTTGGGTAACAGGTTCTTTATCAAGAACTACTTGGGTAGATGCAAATTTATATGAAAATCCATACGCTACAGAATTTAACTCTACAGGATTGCCTACTTTTCCTACAGTTCAAGGTGTTACAAATATTAATGGTTCAACAAAATATTTTGAGCATGAAAAAGGTGTTAACGAAGTAGACAGCTCTGGTAATAAAACTGCTATACCAGCGTTTATTGAATCTGGAGATTTTAGTTTAAACATAGAGGGTAATGCACAAGTTTTTATGAGTATGAAAAGGTTTGTTCCTGATTTCAAAACACTTCAAGGTAATGCTACAATAACTATTTTATTACGAGACTTTCCAAGTGATACAGAAGTTTCTTCTCCGTTAGGACCATTCACAGTTACGTCATCAACACAAAAAATTGATACAAGAGCAAGAGCAAGATTTGCTAGTTTAAAAATTGCAAATACAACTACTGATGAAAATTGGAGATTTGGAACTTTTAGAGCAGATATACAACCCGATGGAATGAGGGGATAATGGACGAAATATTTTTACAAGATTACGCTAACAATGTAGCACAAGCTCAAGATCCTTTTGGAATTGCAGCTGTACAATCTCAACCAGGATTTGAGAATTACCAACCAAGTTTTGTTAACCAAGACTTAACTCCTATGGGTTTAGTTAATGATAATAAATTACCAAACTTTAAAAACATAGCAAAAAACGTTGCTTCAAATTTAGCAAAAAATTATGTTGTTAAAAAAGTAGGTTTAGAAGGTATTAAAGGAAATATACTTAGTTCAGTGCTTAATAGTAATCCTTATGTTACAGGGTTAGCAACTATAGGATCTTCTCTTACGGGTAACTCTTTAAATATTTCAAATATGTTAGCTCAAAAAAGAGCTGAAAAAAATTATGAAATGAATCAAAAAAGAATTCAAAATCAATTGAACAAACAACAGATACAAGAAATACAAAAAAGATTAGATTCGCAACCAATATCAAATCAAGATCAAGGAAGAGGACAAGTAACTTCTTCTGAAACATCTTCTGCACCTCAAAAACAATCCAGACAAACATCAGGGTCAGGTGGCTTACATAGTGGGTATTAATGGCTAGAGTAGATATAGTAATTCCTGAACCTAGTCCCGAATATACTACGGAAAATCAAAGACAGATAAATCAGTCTTTACGAACGATGCAAGATAAGTTAAATACATCTTATCAACAAGAATTAAAAAATGAACAAGATACATTTACCTGGTTTATAGCATGACGATTAGATACAAAAATCAAGGAATTAATTTAACCTCAACCGGCACGGAAAGTGTTTTTACTGCACCTGCAGATGCAACAGTTTTAGTTAAACAAATTCAAATTAATAATGGTTCGGGAAGTGCAGTTAATTTAAATGTACAAGTAACTGATGCTTCAGCTAGTGCAACTTTTAGGATTTTTAATGAATCTATAACAGGAGCTGCTACTAAAGATATAATAAACCATACATTAGTGCTTGAAGCTAGTGATGTATTAAAAATGACAGCTGATACTGCAGATGAGATACAAGGTTTAATATCCTATGCCTTATTAGATAGATCACAGGAAAATGGCTAGAAAATTTAAGGATTTTGTTGAAAGAGATAAGCCTAGGAAGAGGCCAAGAAGACACTGTAAAAATCCCAATAAAAAAAAGAAATTGCAAAATAATAAAAAATATAATAGACAGGGACGAAGACAAAAATAATAGGAGAATTTAATGAGTGATTTACCTAAAATCCCTGCAGAAGCAAAAGAAATTATAAAACATAAAAGAACAGGCAAAGTATATGCTAATAAAACTGATTTTGATAATGTTGTTGCTGATCCCAATACAGATACTACTGTGGATGACTTTAGACAAGACCTTGAAAGCAAAGTAACTAGAGTTTCTTTGGGTGCGCAAACAAAAAAATAATGCAACCAAGAGGAGCTACTGAGCTACAACACGAAATGCTTGAAAAGCATGTCTCAAAAGAATTATTAGATCAAGTACAAATATGCACTTCTATCCCTGGTAAAGTTCCAATAGATCCAAACAAATTAAATATTCTATGGCAAAAGAACTCTTGGGATCAACCTAATCTTCAAGAATTTTTTACTAACAAGAAAAGACATGACGAATATGATTGGTATGTATTTAATAGTCATTGGAATTATGAAAAGTTTAGATATGCTTTTGATATACCCACTGAAAGATCTATAGTTATTAAAAATGGTATTG